CCACCAGAATTAAATCACCCTTTTTATTATAGGGATTTAATAGACGACCAAAAAAAACAAATCAAACAACTATGGGGGTTAGACGCATGAAACTAAACATATATCAAAAACTACACAAAGCAGCTTGTGAAGCTGGAGGTGTGGCAAAAGGAAAGAAAGTACAAGGTATGCACTTCAATCCTTTACTGCATGACGAGGTGCAGAAAGTGGCAATGGAAGCATTACTTAACAATGGATTATATCCTATCTGTACATACGACAATCAACTAACAGATAATTTTATATTGGTTACTTGCAACATGAAGATACATGATGTTGAAGATCCAAAACAATTTATAGAAGTATCAGGTTGTAGTGCAATGGGAAACTTAGATAAGTTTGGTACAGGTAATGGTATGAGCTATGCTAAGAAGTATGCTTACCTAAATGCTTTACATTTAAAGACAGGTTTAGATAATGAAGATGGCTACAAGGCAAAACCTTTTAATAAAATTCCACAACGAAGTGGTACAGATCATGCCAATGTTGATATAGACATTGATATGAGTCAAGTAAGAGAAGCTATAAAATCTATTAATGATATTTATGCTCTTAGGAAATTTAGAAAACAAAATCCTAACTTATTTGATCCTAATAATAATGTTCGTGTGTATAGACAGATTACTGATCTATATGAAACACATGAAACACAACTCAATAGACAAGGAGTAATGTAAAATGGAAAATGCGAAAATATATATAAAATTAACGCATAATCAAGACAAGCAACAAGGAGACAATAGACCAAGTTTTGTTGCACCAATAAATCCAAAATCACCAGAAGGAAAAACCTGGAGAATAGGTGTAAAAATTGGAGAAACATGGTACAACCAAGCAGGATTTGATGATCTTGACGAACAAGGTAATCCCACAGGGATTATTAATGTAGTCTTGACACCTTCAAATACTGGTTCAGCACCAGCAAAGCCGAGAGGACCGCAGTCGTCTTTTGCACCTAGTGATAGGTTTGCAAAAGGTCAAGGATCAGGTTATAACAAACAGAACTACAAATACTAATTTAGATTTTGTGGTTCAATGGTGTGGCGGAAGTTTTTTTGAGTAGCGAATCATGTTGCCTCTTTCCTTTCTTGGCAATGCTCCCTCTTTATTTGTTTTCTTCTGCCATACCTTTAAAAACAATATGAAAATTACAGACCTAGACAAAGAGATTAAGAAGAAGATTGTATCAGATCGTCAAAAAGAATATGGCGATTACCAATACAATTTCACTATACTTGCCGAGCTTTTTACCTTAATATTAGCTCCGAATTTAAAAAAAAAATTAAAGCCACATCAGGTAGGTCAACTAATGATGACACTCAAATTATTCAGGAGTACCAAGGGTTATAAGGCAGATAACTATCACGACTTATCTATCTATAATGACATGACATTTGACTTACACAAAAAAGATATAGACAAAAATGATAAAAACCGATAAGTATATAAGAATTAAATCTGGCGAAGCTAGTTTCCAACTGGTTGAAAGATTTGATGATGTAAAGAAAGCTGCTGATCCTAACGCACAGGGAGAGCTAGTAGAATGTGAAGTCTCAGCAATTAAAATAGACTTTACCAAAGTGAAAAAGGAGAAGAATGGAACAAGAGTTGAGAACTCGCCTTCAAAAGTACAGGGATCTTCAACAGAAGAAACACGAGAAGTTCTTGGAAGCCAAAAGACAAGTAAGTAAGTATCAAAAAGATTCTTACAGATTGATTTGGAAAATAGAGAAGGTAAAAGAAGAATTGATGAGAGCATAGCTCATTAGTTTACATTGATAAAAAAAACAACAAATACCTAGGGGGATTTATGTCTTTAGCAAAACAAGAATTTCAAAAACATATAAAAAAAATAAACAACAACGACTTTATTTATAAACATAAGATAGCTTTTTATTTATTATCTGAAAGAGAATATAAATTATATGAAGCAGGATTTAAAAAAGGTTTTGAATTAGCACAACAAAAAATGTCAAATCATATTACAGAAATAAAAGAAACACATATTGTACCAAGACAAATGGAACGAAAGATTATTGGTTATCAATTTAGAAAACCTAGGAAAACAGAAATAGATTCTGTTATTAATAAAGTATGTATTAAGTATGAAGTAAGCAAAAAAGAATTATTTACCAAGACTAGAACAATAGATATTGTACGATCAAGAAATATTATCCACAATATATTAAGTGAAAAATATAAGATGAGTCTGTCAGATATAGGTAGAATTTTTGGACAAGATCATACAACAGTTTTACATTCAATAGAAATGAAGCTGCATAAAAGAAGATTCTGGAGTGATGAGCAAACTATTTGGCAAGAGTTTGAAGAACTTATTTCTTAAACCCAGATAGCATATTCTTATAAGCCTTTTTGGTAATTGTACTTTTAGCTTTACTTTTTGAAGTACCAGATTTTTTTTTCTGGTTGATGTTATAGTACAAACCTTTTTTAGCTGTCTTACCAGATTTTGTTTTGTGATAACCTTTTTTCATTAGTCTCCTTTTTAAAATTTATATATTTATCAAAGCACAATTCATCTCTACCATTATGGCAAAAGTGTTTGTGTTCTGCATTTATAATCCATCCACCCATAGTATTCAATAGTTCTTTTTTACACCAATCACAATATCCACAGATGAACTCTCTATTTTTATTTTTATTCCAAGTTTTTTTTCGCACCCTTAATTTTACTACAAAAAAAAACACTTGACAAGCATATCCAAATAGTATATACTGTTTATATGTTAAAAAAACAAACCAACAAAAGGAAAACTATGAAACTACATAAATGGGGAGCTGAAAGATTATTATCATATTATGAAGGAATTGATGATTGGGGTTGTCAGCAATATGATGAGGATAAATACAATCCAATAATTCATGATGTTTTAACAAATTGTATTAAAACAGGAAATTTAAAAATTCCAAAAGAATATCCAGAATTATTTGGTTTATTTTCATGTGATATGCACTCTGGTTTATCAATGGATGAAATGGATTTAAAACAATTTGAAAATGAAAAACCAGAATATGTAATGCAATGTATTAGCACTAATTATGAAACTTTAAAATTAGTTGTTAAACAATATAGAAATATTATTAAATCTTTTGATAAATTACCTTCATATAATATTCAGTTTAAACACAAAAGATATTATGAAGTAAATCCAGAAGAAAAAATTAATTAATTAAAAATATAAGGCGATCTGAAATATGGTCGCCTTACTTTTTTTTCTTTTTTTTACAACTACATAATTTAAAGGTTAATAGATCATTTATCTTTTCATTTAAACTATCTATCCAACCAAAAAATTTTAATAATAATTTGTCTACCATTTTTTGCAGCTCCAATATCTTGCACTTAATTTATTAGTTGCAGTAGCACATCTATGTCTAGCACGAAAAGACTTTCTTCTAGCTGGATTAGATTTTTTAATAGTCATGTTGGCATCACCATATCTAATAAGCTTTACCTTACTGCCTGACTTTGCTAGTACCGCAAACTTTTTAGTTTTAGTTCTAGCTCTTTTTGGTTTGTTGTAACCTGCAAATGTTTCACCTCTATAATTTATACTCATTCTAATATTAAAGAAGTTATTTTCTTCTCTCCCATATAGATTTCTATGTTAGCTTTTGATTTGATACATTGATAAGTAACTCTATCTTCAGCACCTTTATCTCTCATGGCATATCGTTTAGCTTTAAGGCATTTGCTTAAACTATCTTGTATTCTATGTTCCTTAATCTCATTATCAATTATTAAAAGTAAAGCAAAAACTGTTTCAATCATTGGTGGTTACCATTATTTCTAATTTTATCTTTCATATTTTCTATGTTTGTTTCTATATTTTTTATATCTTCCATAGCTCTATTAAGATTAACTGTGTTATTTCTCATGCCTTGCATTTCATTTTCTAACTCTTCTATTTGACTAGCCATGTGTTCAAGCAACATAAATTGTTCTTGGTCAGTAGGAACTTGCTCAGACTTTTTAAGTAAATCACTACTAAATAATTCTCTTGATGTCTCTAAACTTGTAAGTCTACTGGTTAGTTCTGTGTAAGCAAAGATACCCATACTAACTGCAATAACAATACCAATCATATTTTTAATTGGCATGGCAACTGAGGTATTTTCGCTTACCTTCATTAGAAAATAGTTGCTATTACAAATACTAATATAACAACACCTGCAATAACCTTATGGTCTGTCCAGAAGTGTTTAATTGTTTCAAATATTTTGTCCATAATATTATCCTCCTAAAAGTGTATACCATTTTCTTTTAGAATTGTAAGGTCTTTATCTTCCTTGCTTATTGTATTTTTTAAAGCTACGAGCTTCAGATTTGTTTAGATTTTTCTTATGCCTTCTTGGTCTTTTAGGTGGCTTATCTCTAGGTACAAAGTGTAGAAACTTAACACGAGCCATTACTTTTTCTTTTTATATTTAGGTTTCTTTTTCTTTTTCTTGCCAGTTTGTTGAGATAACATACTTGTTTTTCTACTGTACTGTTGTGAGTAAGATGTAGATATATTTTTCATTTGTATTTCTTCTCCCATATTTCTTGTTGAGTTAATCCTATTTCATCTTGTTTCTGCTTACAAGTTGGTTCAATATCTTCTTGTTTTATAATATCAACTAATGCGTATCTATAAACTTTAGTATTATCTCTCCATTGAAAATGAATTAAGTATCTTGGATCTTCGTATTGTTCAATTAGTCTTGGATCAAATGCAGCTAGTGTCATTTCTTTCTCATTATGTCTGCACCTTTAAGACCATAGATTGCACTAACTACTCCGATAAAAATTGCTTGATACCAGTAGGGTAAGTTCTTAAAGTATTCAAAGAATAAATCTATTCGATCACGAATCGTAGGATCGTCAGAGAACACAGACCAACCCAATAACAAAATAGGAATAGATACAAGAATGAGGACAAATTCATCCTTAAAACCATTATCATTGCTCTCAATAACTTTCGCTTTATATTCAATTTCACCTTTCGCCATTTGCTCTGCGTGGTGCATCTGAGCATCTGACATCAACTGTTTAGTTCGTTGCTTGTTCTGATATATTCTAGCTCCAGTCTTTACACCTAAACTTAATAAATTCAACCACATTATTCTACCACCTTTCCATCTTTCCACTTCATATCAGGTAAACCATTGTCATATTTTTTACCATCATAAGTAAGAACTTGTTTTCTATTCGATCCTTTTTCATTGTAAGATACATGAATCCACCCTGCTGCTGGATCATCTTTTTTAAAAAATTCAAGGATCAACTGGTCAAAATCTACATTGTTCTGTAACCAATAAGCTACTTGTATGTTAGGTACACCTGCTATTTCAAAATCTACTGCCTGACCCTTTGCGTGTTGTGAAGTTTTCTTACTACCAATAGCTTCACATAATTCTTCTGATCTATATCCTGATGTTACAGTTATAGGTTTGTCAAACTTAGCTCGTACTGGTTCTAATATTTCATAGCAAACATTCTCTAAGTTTTTTATATCACCAGCTCCAGGTGTATTGTCTATACCTTTACGAGTTGCTGTCATTGATTTAGTAAATTCTTCTAGTTTAAAATGTTTAGATAGTTGCATATAATATTTTTACCTTTAGTTTCTTTTGTTCAGTAGTAGCTTGTCTATTAATAAGAGATCCTTTAGTTTTTCTCTTATAGCCATCACTAGGTGTGTGATCTTTTTTTCTATAATTTTTAGTTTTAACATCATAAGCACTATACTCTCCAGTAGACATATTTAAAGTAACAATGTCAATAGGTCCTAGTCCTCCAAGTGGTGTAAATACCAATATATTTGGGTCTTTGGCAAGGTTAAGTTGTGCTGCAAGTTCATTAATAAGTCCTATAACTGCTTTCTTTCGCCTAGCCATCCCATTTGAAGAAGCCAAGTAAGACTCCTGCAAGACCCCCAAGAATAATTAATAAGTTAATAGCACCTTTTCCTTTACTTACATCTGTTCTTAGTTGTTTAATTTCTGTTCTCATTTCATCTATTGCTTTAAATAATGTTTTCATTCTTTCTGCACAAATAGCTTCATGCTTTGATAATCTCATGCCTGTCATTTGATTTGTAAATTCTTTTGTTGTTATGTTTTTTTTTCTAGGCATATCAAACTTTTTCTCCTACTTGTCTACACTTAAATTTAATAGCAAGTTTTTCATCTTCTATTCTATCACCATATAATTCTTTTAAAGTATTATGTGATGCTTTGTAACCATGTAAAATACAATCTTTATATGTATTAAATTCTAATGGAACTATATGTGATGTAAGAGGAACTGGATTTTGTATATCAACAAAACTAAATAAATATAATGTTAATATAAATTTCATAATTAACTCCTATCTTGCGTTGTTGGGTACACCAGAAGAATTTGTAAACGGTGAATCCGCAAAAGCCATAAAAATAAATGTGCCGCCAGAAGCATTAATTTCTGCACCGCTTTGAATTAATTTAAAACCATTTGAAAATATATCCATAACATTAGTATTTCCTCCAGCTTCACTTCTATTAGATTGTGCTGCTAATTCTGGATTTCCAACTGAAGCAGTATTATTTGGTCTACCATTAAAACCTACTCTTTTAATATCACAAATATACCAACTTCCTGTGCTATCTGTTCTTTTGCACATAACCATAGCTGGTCTAAATCCTGTATAAACAAATGGTCCATCAGTAGAACCATTTCCTGTAAATTTTCCAAACTTGCTAAAACCCTGAACTTCACTGAATAAATAATTAACAAAAGTATGACTACTTTGATTAGTTTCGTTTTGATTGCCTAAACTAAAAACTGAAGAAGTTGGTACTGTATCTTGCCAATAGTTACTTCCTGTTTGTTCTGCGGCAGTTATTTCCCAAGAAATATTTTTGTCTGCACCTAAAGAAGCATGATAACCTCTCCAATTATGAGTATGACCTCTATCTTTTATCATAAAAAATTTTGGAACTGCTGAAAGTGAATGCGATATTGTTCTGTTGCTACCATTTCCTGTATAGGCAATTATATCAAACCCAGCAGTTGCAGATTCTTTCCAGCACCAAGCTACATAAGTTTCACTAGAACCATTGATAGTACCACTACTAGCAGTATCAGCACCTAAAGTAAAACCATTACTATCAAAACTTGATAAACTATCTGCAAGAGTATCTTCAGCATTACTTAAATCTGAATATAATCCTTTTGTTACACCTCTAACAGAGTCAAATAGTGTATGGTTGTCAGTTCCATCTCTACGTTTAAGCCAAAGCCAATTTGGTTGCATTGATGTATCGGTATTATCAAAAGTAATAGCATTTGTACTGCCATTACCTGTATAAAGCTTAACTTGAAAATATAATTCTGGATTGTCTATTGTTGTATAAACTGCCATTTAACCTCCATCACTTCCTAAATTTTTTGAACACAAAGCAAGGTATCCACTAGGTGGAGCATGCTCAAAATTTCCATATCCATTTGCATCACTTGCTGCTGATGAAACTGTAAAAGCTGAACAACCACCCCAATTAACTTCTGATACTGTATTAATTCCAGTTTTTATAAAAGGAAAAATAGTTCCTCTTGTTGTGCTTATTGTATAATTTGAAACTAAAGCTGATCCATTTTTAAGAAATGTTATTTGGCTATCATCAGCATTAAAAGCAATACCTAAAATATCGTC